TTCGATCTTGGTGATCACCAGGTCGAGGTCCGTTACGTCAATCTTTTCGTTGGCCATGTTTGTTTCTCCGTGTTGGAAAGGGTGGTGCTTCGTTTGGCGTTAACACACATGAGCCATGCGGTTTGCCGCACAGCAAGCAGGATTCGCATTCATTTCAAAAAATGTTTTCAGGTTTCCAAAACATGGGGTAACACTTGCCCATTTCCGGGCGAGCCTCGTGAAACATCGAGCTATTTAGTTGTTGCGGGCCACATCCCAAGCGCGCTTGGTCCCGTACCCGAGCTGCTGGCCTTCGACGATGAAGAGAACCGAGTCCTCGGACACATCGTCGCTGTCGTCGTCATCATCCCCGTCCTCGTCGTCTTGGTAGTCATTGATCTCGGCCCCCGATGCCAAGCCGTAGATCGAGTTCTCGAAGGGCCAGTTCTGCTGGGTCATCAACCGGACCTCGGCATCGCCACCGATCTCATCGCGGTATTCTTCGAGGCGTGCGATCAATTCATCGATTGTCATGTTTGTCTCTCCCGTATTGGTACAAATGGATGTCTGTTGGGCGTTGTCATTAATCAGCCATGCCGATCAAGTGATTGCAAGCCAATCAGGTTCGAATTTAGGGATGATTCAAAGAAAGGTTCCCCATGCCAACAAACCAACGACGTTTGCATGTGTCACGCATTGCAGCATGCTTGGGGTATTACTAAGCCATATCGAAGAAAGACGTTTTGTGGGGCACCGGTGCGATATGTTTGGAAGAATCGTGCCAGTAATGGACAACACCGCCTCTGCTCAGGCGGTGTCGTAGAGGTGTGTTTGGATCTAAGCCGCTTGGTCGTATTTCTTGGCCATCTCAAGGAGCTTGTTCTTGATCGTTTTCCATTCGCGTGCGGTCTCGCCGGTGATCTCACCGAAGATCTTGTTGCGAAGCTCACCCTTGTACCAACCTTTGGTCCATCCGAGCCGGTAGAAGAGTCGGTTAAGTTCCGTTTCGCCCAGGCCGGCCCCGGGTCGATCCCAGCAACTCTTGGTTCCATCTTTCTTGGCGTAGTCCCAATCGGCGCATCGTTTGGTGTTCATCGCGAGCTCTGCCAACCCCAGGACCATCATCAGGTATCCGACCACCTTGGTCTTGTTGAGCGTTCCGGCGAAAGCCCGGAATTCGATTCGGTTCTTACCCGCTGCCAGGTGGGTGAGGTTCAGCAGGTGGTAGCGATCCGCTTCGCATCGGTTCTTGGCGGCATCTTTGTCACCGTATTGTTTGATCCGTTTGGTGTAGACCGTTTGTTCTCGCCGGCGTGTTCCGGTGCTTGCGAAAATCGCTTTTTCGTGGTTGCCGACCAGGGAAATCAATCTGGCCAAGGCCGCTGCGTCGCCATTCCATTCGATCGTTATGTGCAATCCGCAGCTTGCGTTAACTCGTGCGCCGTGCTCGTTGATCTTGTCGATCGCGTCTTCGATCTGTTTGAGGCCTTCGTATCCCTTGAGCTTGGGGCTTACGAATTCGCATCCCTTGCGGTTGGGTGTTTCTGGTTTGATACTCGCGTCGCGTTCTGCTCGCCATCCGGTTGGCAACCAAGGTACTTGGTGTCCGTGGTGGTAGGGTCCGATCGGTGTGGTGTCGCTGTTTGGCAGGGTGGTCTCGAATTCGATTCCGAAAGCAATCTCGTTAGCGTTCATCTGCGTCTCTCCGTTTGGGTTGGGTTGGTCTGTAGTTTGCAATCGCCATTGCGTTTGCGTGTGACACATTCAGCCCTGCGGTTCGAAACACATCCAGCCGATAAAGCATGCTTTTCGCAGTCTTTTTGCATGTTTTCCGGTGTCCCCACAAACGCCACGGTTGGGCCCGTGTGGGGTGCAAAACACATGTGCCCAAGGGGCCGAACATCGAAACAAGTCGCACCGGTGGGGCACGTTTTGGCCACGGTGCGAAACGTCTATGAAGGGAGCCTGGCATGAGTAACGGAAAGAGTCCGATCGATCCGAATCGATTGACCGTCGAACAAGCGTCGAAACTCCTCTCCGCAGCGGCCAAGATCCGCATTCCCGAGGAGCAGATCGCAGAAGACCTTGAATTGGGTGCGCCCCAAAACAAGGATGGCACGATCAGCTTGGTCGCCTACGCAGCCTGGATGCTCAAGGAGATGTCTCGTGGCGAGTGATCCAAGAAAGCTAAAGCCGAGCGAGCTATGCCGACTTCTGAACTCAACACCGATCGGCGAGGTCCTCTCCGATCGACAACTCCATCGTCATCGGATGCGAGCCGGCAATCGCATCGGCGATGGCAAGCATGTCGATCTACTTCGGTACATCGCGTGGCTTGTGCAAGAAAAGCATGCACCACGCAAAGAGAGCGATGGCGATCCGTATGAGCGGATGAAAGAAAATGCGCGCGCTCGAAATGCAGCGATGGCCCTTGCTGGTCGCGATATCGGCGAGCTACCTGCGATCGTCGATCCGGATCGCAAGGCACGAGCCAAGACCGACTTTCGATTCTTCTGCGAAGCCTACTTCCCGCAAACATTCCATTTGCCATGGTCTCCGGATCACTTAAAGGTCATCGGTCGGATCGAGCAAGCCGTTCTTCGAGGTGGACTGTTCTCGATGGCAATGCCTCGCGGTAGTGGCAAAACCAGCGTCTGCGAATGCGCTTGCATTTGGGCGGTGCTCAATGGTCATAGGGAGTTCGTCTGTCTCATTGGTAGCGATGAAGGCCATGCATGCGATATGCTCGAATCGATCAAGACCGAGCTTGATGGTAACGATCTGCTCTTGGCCGACTATCCTGAGGTGGTGTTTCCGATCCAAGCCCTCGATGGGATCGCCAACCGCTGCAATGGACAACTCTACAAAGGAGAGCGAACTCACATCGGCTGGACAGCCAAAGAGGTAGTGCTACCGACGATCGAAGGTAGTCCAGCCTCGGGTGCGATCATCAAGGTTGCTGGTATCACCGGTCGGATTCGAGGAATGAAGTACAAACGGGCCGACGGTAAATCTGCTCGGCCCACTTTGGTTGTGATCGATGATCCTCAGACGGACGAGTCGGCAAGGTCGCTTTCCCAGTGCGCGACACGAGAGAGTATTCTCGCCGGCGCGATTCTTGGTCTGGCCGGTCCGGGCAAAAAAATCTCCGGGATCATGCCCTGCACGGTCATTAGGCCTGGGGACATGGCCGACAACATACTCTCCCGGGATCGCCATCCGGAGTGGAACGGGGAGAGAACCAAAATGGTTTATTCGTTCCCAATTAACGAGAAACTATGGCAACGCTACAGCGAGATCAGAGCCGAGAGTCTCCGTAACCGTGGGGACATCGAACTGGCGACGGCATTCTACGAGGAGAACCGTGAGGACATGGACCTCGATGCCGTGGTCGCCTGGCCCGAGCGATTCAACTACGACGAGCGTTCTGCGATCCAACATGCGATGAACCTTAAGCTTCAAGACGAAGCAGCGTTCTTTGCAGAATACCAAAATGAACCATTGCCAGAGATCGATGCCCAAGATGATGAACTTACCGCAGAGCAGATCTCCGGAAAATTCAATCGGATGCAGCGCGGCGAGATCCCCATCGGTGTCAATCACCTGACGATGTTCGTTGACGTTCAAGCAACCTTGCTCTTCTACGTGGTGGCCGCCTGGGAATCGGACTTCACCGGATACATTGTTGACTATGGAACCTACCCCGACCAGCAGCGTCCATACTTTACACTTCGGGATGCTCGATCCTCTCTTGCTAGCGTTTCAGACTCGGTAGGCCTCGAAGGCGCGATTTACGCCGGCCTTGAGTCGCTGATCAATAAACAGATTTCGCGCGAATGGCAGCGAGACGATGGCGCTGCGATTCGGATCGAACGCTGTTTGATCGATGCCAACTGGGGATTATCAACCGATGTGATCTACCAGTTTTCCCGACAATCGCTTCACGCGGGAATCGTGATGCCAAGCCACGGTCGGTTTGTTGGAGCATCAAGCCAACCATTTTCCGAGTACAAACGCCGGCCCGGGGATCGCGTTGGTCACAACTGGCGAGTCCCTAATGTTCATGGAAAACGAGCAGTTCGTCACGTGGTGTTCGACACCAATTACTGGAAATCCTTCATTATGGCTCGCCTTGGTGTCTCCCTCGGTGATCGCGGAGCCCTGTCCCTATTCGGAGACACGTCCGAAACCCACAGACTCTTTGCCGAACATCTGACGGCCGAATACAGGATTAAAACCGAGGGGCGCGGTCGTAGTGTCGACGAATGGAAATCGCGCCCCGAGCGAGGAGACAACCACTGGTTTGATTGCGTGGTCGGCTGTGCTGTGGCTGCATCCATGCAGGGTGCATCCTTGAAGGAATTCTATGAGGTATCAAGTCAGAAAAAGTCTCGTGTAAGTTTCGCGGAAATCCAAAAGAAGAGGAATCGAAATGAAAAAGGCTGATAGGACTCGCGGGATCGTATGCAGCAAGTGTGGACATGAGACCCTTGAGGTCAAATACACTCGCAAGCGCGAAGCGAAAATCATGCGCATGCGGCAGTGTCCTAAGTGCAAACACCGTTTCCTGACACTTGAGAAAGTGGTCTTCGATACCGAGCCAAGGTCCATTGCAAACCGACCTAGCGAAAATTTATCCCCAACAAATTGATTGAGATTCAGAAGTCACGTTCCACTAATGGAACGACCTTTACCAAGCCCCCTATTTATCTCTATGCAGCGGTTTGGTTGCTGCTAAAACTTGCAAAGTCGAGCCAATCGACCGCGACCCAACCAAACACCGACCCACCCACCGACCAACCGACCCATTCTCACCCGGTTGCATCACTCTTTCGTGGGGGCTGTCCGCCATGGCAGACATTGAAGAATCCATTCGCACCAATGCGGAGGGTCCTGCCAAGGCCTCAGGCGACGCCGGAAGTGTTGAGCAACACAAACTGACCGACCAAATCGAAGCCGATCGCTACCTAGCCTCAAAACAAGCTGCGAAATCGAAGCGTCGTGGCTTGGTCTTCAACAAGATCGTACCACCGGGGGCCGAGTAACCGTGTTGAACTGGATTGCCAATTGGTTTTCACCGAGAGTTGTGCGGGGGCGCGAGCCAACTGTTCAACCTATAAAGCAGGCCGTACGCGCACGCTACGACGCTGCGGTGACAACCGACGATAATCGACGCCATTGGGCCAGTGCCGATGGGCTATCGCCCAACGCATCCAATAGCGCCGAGGTTCGGCGGATCCTTAGGAACCGTGCTCGGTATGAAACGGCCAACAACTCGTATGCTCGGGGGATAGTGCTGACCCTAGCGCATGACGTAGTGGGTACCGGCCCTCGCTTGCAGATGCTTACTGCCGACTCCGAAGCGAACCGTCGCATCGAGCATGCCTTCATGATGTGGGCAAAGGCCGTAAACCTTGCAGAGAAACTCCGCACGATGCGGATGGCACGCGCCACGGATGGCGAGGCATTTGCAGTCTTGGTGAACAACCCTCGGCTGAGTACGGAGGTTCAACTCGACCTTCGACTCATCGAGGCCGACCAGGTCACGACGCCCGATCTCGACAGACTCTCAACGAGTGCTGTCGATGGGATCGTATTTGATGCTGCCGGCAATCCTATTGAGTACCACATCCTTCGGAATCACCCAGGGGATGGATACTACTGGGGCAGAAGCGACTACGAGCAGATCCCTTCATCGTCGGTTGTCCATTGGTACCGTGTCGATCGACCAGGGCAGACGCGAGGCATCCCTGACATCATGCCGGCGCTACCGCTCTTTGCGCAGTTGCGAAGATTCACTTTAGCGGTTCTTGCTGCCGCTGAGACTGCAGCCGACTTTGCAGGGATCCTCTATACCGATGCACCTGCGAATGGGGAAGCCGACGCAGCAGAACCATTCGAACCTATCGAGCTTGAGAAGCGTGCATTGGTCACCATGCCAGGTGGATGGAAGATGGCTCAAATGCAGGCCGAACAGCCATCGACGTCATATAGGGAGTTTAAGCAAGAACTCTTAAACGAAATTGCGCGATGCTTAAGCATGCCTCAAAATATCTCTATGTGCAATAGTTCGCAATACAACTATGCATCAGGTCGCTTAGATCATCAGACATATTTTAAGGCGATCCGCGTAGATCAGTCGCATCTAGAGCGAGTGGTCTTGGATCGCATCCTTTCTGCATGGCTCGATGAAGCAGCACTTGTACCTGATTTGCTACCGGCAGGTCTAGGTCCATTTGCCCAATGGCCACATCAATGGTTCTGGGATGGCCATGAGCACGTCGATCCTGCCAAAGAAGCCAACGCACAAGCCACTCGGCTAGCAAGCCACACCACCACCTTGGCTGACGAGTATGCCAAGCGAGGTCAAGACTGGGAAGTTCAGCTTCGCCAGCGTGCTAGAGAGATCGCACTTATGTCTGAGCTTGGTTTAACTGCCGAGCAAGTTTCTCAAACTCCAATTCAGGATCCACAAGATGTCCAAGACGATGAAGTCCCCATCGGCGATTAAGGCCGAAGAGAATCGCAACCAACTGAGGTTAAGTGCAACGGCAGTGATCGATGTCGATGCATCGGCTGACGGTACATCAAGCGGTGTGCTCCCGCGCTTTCGGATGGTCGCATATACCGGTGGTCAAATGCGAGTCGCCGGATGGCGACACCCTGTGATCATCGACCTTGCTGGTCTTTCGATCCCATCGCAAGCGAGACCGATTCGATTCGGACACGATCCTCTTTCGGGTGTAGGTCATACCGATTCGATCCGAGTCGAGGCCGGCCAGCTTGTAGCCACCGGTGTGGTCTCGCGTGATACACCCGCTGCTCGTGAAGTGGTCGTCAGTTCAAAGAACGGATTTCCATGGCAGGCAAGCGTGGGGACTGGTGTGGATGAGTTTGAGTTCGTCAAGGAAGGCCAAAAGGTCACCGTCAACGGCAACCAATACAACGGTCCAGTGAACGTGATTCGAAGGTCCTCGCTTGGTGAAATCAGTTTCGTAGACCTTGGTGCCGACGGAGCCACCAGCGCGAGTGTCGCAGCTCAGGCATCAGCAACCTTTGGAGAAACCGAGATGGATCAGAGTCAAACTTCAAATCAAGACGACCAAGCCCCAGCTCCAACGACTCCGGTTGCTCCGGATCCAGTACCGGTCTTGGTTCCCCCGAATCCGGTTCCAGTCGAGCCGGTCACGAATCCTCCTGAGGGGATTAGCGAAGTCGAAGCCATGAGGGCGGCCCATGCTGCGGAACTCGAACGAATTGCTGGTATCCGAGCGATTTACAACGGAGTGCTTCCGCTAGTAGAAGCCCAAGCAATCCGCGAAGGATGGAACCTTGAGAAAGCTGAACTCATGAAGATCCGAATGATGCGACCCGAAGTTCCTGCGATCCATGTGCCGCAGAATACGATCAGCGCAAGCGTTCTGGAGGCTGCGTGCTTTATGAGTGCAGGTCTGATGAATTTCGAAGAGCATGTCCAAGAGCAATCCTTGGAAATCGCTGCTCGCAAATTCAAGGGAGGGATCGGTCTGCAAGAACTGTTGCTCGAGGCTGCTTGGGCCAACGGTTACACCGGGCGGACCTTCCGAGATCACCGCGAAGTGATGCGAGCAGCATTCGGAAATCGAGTGGAAGCTAGCTCGGTCAGTAATGTGGACATCGGTGGGATCCTCGCCAATGTTGCAAATAAGTTCCTGCTCGAAGGCTTCTTCACCGTCGAGCGAACCTGGAGAAACATTTGCGCGATTCGGAATGTTGTCGACTTCAAAACCGTGACCAGCTATCGACTGATCGGAAAGGATCAGTACGAGCTAGTGGCCCCTGGTGGTGAGATCAAGCATGGCAACCTTGGAAACGAAAGCTTCACCAACAGGGCTGATACCTACGGGTTGATGCTCGGTGTGGATCGCCGCGATTTCATCAATGATGACTTGGGAGCGATTACGACCGTGCCAAGGAAGCTTGGCCGGGGATCTGGCTTGAAGATCAACGATATATTCTGGACCACGTTCATGAATAACTCAGCATTCTTCGTTGCTGGAAACAAGAACTTCATCTCCGGTGCTGATACGGTTCTCACGATCGATGGGCTCACCAAGGCCGAAGTAGCCTATTACGACTTGGTGGATGCCGATGGTAAACCGATCGGCACCATGCCAACGATTTTGTTGGTCCCAACGGCTCTTTCGGCCATTGGCACCCAGCTCTACAAGTCGCTGGAGATGCGTGACAACACGGCAAGCGCAAGGATGCCTATCAATAATCCTCACGCAGGTAAGTTCCGTGTCGAGGTAAGTCGTTACCTCGGCAATTCAAACTACACCGGCAACTCGACCAAAGCTTGGTACTTGCTGTCGGATCCCAACGATCTTCCGCTGATCGAAGTTGCTTTCCTCAACGGCCAAGAAGCCCCAACGATTGAAACCGCTACGGCTGATTTCAATGTTCTTGGAGTTCAGATGCGAGGTTATCACGACTTTGGAGCGAGTCTCCAAGACCCTCGTGCAGCGATCAAGAGCAAGGGTGAGGCATAAGCCTTACTGGGCACCGCGTCTTTTTCTCAATTCGATTCACCCATTGAGGTTCATAAACCATGCCACAGGCAACATTCATTCAAGAAGGTCATTACATCGATCATACCCCCGTGGGCGCTCTTGCCTCCGGGGACGTGGTCGTCCAAGGAGATCTAGTGGGCGTCACGGTTCGTCCTATTGCAGCAGGGGAACTCGGTTCGCTTGCTGTCGATGGAGTCTTTGACTTCAACAAGAACACTGGCGTGGCATTTACCGTTGGGACCATCCTCTATTGGGATGACACCAACAACATCGTAACGACGACCTCTGCTGGTAATAAGTCCATCGGCAAAGTCGTCCGAGCAGCCGCATCTGCCGACACCACCGTTCGCATGCGACTGAGTCAGTAACGCAGGACTTGCTTAGCGTTTCACCATCAATTTCCGCTCCATTTTCATCGCAGGGATCACTATGAAAAGCAAATGTTTTGCTCTGTTGTTTATGGTTGCTGCCACCTTTGGCAGCATTGGCTTTGCCCAGGATCGGATCTGCCCTGATGGCAATTGTCCGATCGTGCAGAGTATGCCCGGGACGATTGTCTTGGATCCTCTCAAAGAGAATCTAACCTTCGAGACTGCAAGATCGGGTTTTCGAACCCAAGCTCAAAGTCTCGATCGGTTTGATCAGGTCGTACGCGCAACGGTCCGAGTGACAGTAAGCAACGTGTGCGGTAGTGGAACGGTCGTTGGCAGAACCTCCGAAGGCAATGCGATCGTACTTACCAACGCCCATGTGGCCGGTACCACGCGTGGCCGAACCGTCAACGTGGAACGTTGGAACACCAACGGATCGAGCGAGCGGGGAACCGCATCGATCATTGCTTCGGGATACGGACGTGGGACTAGCGTCGACTTTGCGCTGCTTAAGTGCAACGGAGCATTCGCCAGGGATGTCGATCCGATTCCACTGGCCGATCGCTACCCAAGCAACCAATCGTCGGTGACTACATTTGGAAGCCCAAGGTGTGAGTGGCCAAGCCTCCAGGTTTTGCGACTGAACCGTAAAGAGGGACAGATCCTTTCCTGGAAACCTGAAGCGATCGGAGGCCGAAGCGGTTCGAGCATCATCGACTATACCGATGACGGACCGCGGGTAGTTGGACTTCTCACATGGGCTGGTGGTGGCGAGGGGCTTGGCCAATCGACCCCGTTTCTACTTAGCGCGATGCGAGGCAAGCTTCCAGCGACCCTCGAAGGGCTGCCAGCGGGGGCTCGCGAGGTGAGTTACCGGACCGATGACAACCAAGAGATCGTCCAAGTTCCATCGACGATCTACGGAGAACCGATGCAGGTTCCACTCAGTTTTTTGGCGCAGGCAGACACCCAGGATGATCTGGTCGATTCGATCGTGGATCGTCCACGGCTCAGACCTTCCCCGCGGGAACCAGAGGACTCTGGGATCATCACCGATCGATTGCGGATCGGCCCGCAGTGGACTCCGGGTGGACTGATCGCCACTTCAGCTGGTTCGAGCATCGCTTTGCTATTGGGTTTGCAGTATGGAATTCCGCTGGTACTTCAAGCACTTCGAAATGCCAGGAAGCAACGTGGCAATGCGGTGCTCGATGACGAGCAGTTCAAAAAGCTCATGGAGCAGTATCAAAACCTGCTCAAGCTTTTAGAGCAAAACAATCAGCCACCTACCAATCAGCCGCCCACCATTAGGACCTAGGTGAAGCGATGCCAGATCTACTTCGCACTGGACAGCAGTGGCTAGCAAGCAAGCTCAAATCGCATGCCTCAAGCAATGTGGTTTATGTGCGAGGTGAAAATCAATTGAGCGTCTCGGCCACGATCGGTCGGACGCTTATGAAACTCGATGACGGTTACGGTGGGATCCGAATGCAATGGACCGACCGTGATTTTCTCATCGCTCCCTCAGATTTGA